TATTTCTACCATACATATCTGGATCGCTAGTATCGACCCAAATGTCGCCTGTTACTAGTGCAGTACCGTCACTTTGTCCAGTTGTACCATCAGGCTCAATTGCGCTAACAATAGGGCCTAATGGACTTGCAGCAGGAAATGACGCGGCGTATCCAACCCATGTAGTACCGTTGTGATATAAAATATCTATTTCGTCAAGAACGCTATCATACCACAGACGACCATCTGCCGGGTCTTGATATGGAGCACTAACTGATGCTTCGTAGACCAAAGGTTTCCAAGATGTTACAATAAATGTAAATGGTGTAGAGCCTGTTGTAAAATCGCCAGTAGGCGCACTAAAAACATTATTAGTAGTACCGGCAGTAAAGAAACTGTTTAATACGGTATTTGGGCCTGTCCATAATTCAACAACCCCGCCTCCCGAATGAGTTAGTGTTAACACACTTGATGAACTGTTCCATACTGCAGAAGTATATAATAATGCTTGTGCAGATATAGCAGATGGAATTTGACTACCAATGCTAGCACTTGTATCAGTTAAGCTAATTGTTCGAACAGGTCCATATGTACCATCTAGTAAACTTTCTCTTATGGTAAATGTAGTACTAGTCGATAATGTCGTAGTTACAACATTACTTACTGCAACAGTGGCTCCAGCGCTGCCCTTTCTCCATAATTTAAAATTAGCAATATCTGTAGTACCGTGATTAAAATTAGATTCAATGAACAAATTACCTACAGTGATATTTTTTCCACCACCGATAGTGTCTAATGCATAATTAGCACCAACAATACTTGGGTATATAGGAGTAGTTACTGTATTCCATGCTTGACTTGCACTATTAAATAATTTAATTGACCAATTTGCTCCATTGGAAGGAATTGTGGTATTAACCCAAACACTGCCTGTTGCAGTACTTGCATTAAATGTTGGATAAGAATAATGTTGACTAATTGTTACTTGTTTTCCAGATTCAAATCCGTCTTCAACTGCAACCCATACACTAGAAGTATTCTTATGATATAACTTATTTGCATTACTGCTAGTTACTACCATACAGTAATTACCTATCTGTCCTACATTGGCAGCTGGGCCAACACCATCAAAATCACTAGATTGAGAATTGCCATCCAATACAATCGGAGTTTGATTGCTAAATGTTTGGGTACTACTACTCCATTCTTTAACACCAAATACTGATGATGCAGTGTCTACCCAATATGTTCCTGCTACAGGAGCACCTACTGGTTCAGTGCTAGTAGGTATCAGACCTGATAGATCTAAATTAGCACGAACAACATATGCACGTGAACTTACGCCTAATGAACTATATGCAGCTTGCAGCCCATATTCGTTTAATTCATTACCATGCAATGGATTGCTACTACTATCCGTATAGAACAATGGGGTTCCGAATGTATCTGTTAGATCACGTTGACTAGTGATTAACCATACTTTACCTGCGTTAGCCGCAGTAGTTCCTAGTGCAACGGTGCCGCTGGGATTTAGTTTATCTTGGTCTGTTGCTACAAATAGCATCGGCACCGTGCCGGGAGCTGAGGGAGTATAAAAACTCTCGTCAATTACGCTTACTTGTACGCCTGGTGAATTCAATGTTGCCATTTAACTGTCTCCTTAATGGATTACTTGAGTTATTTACCAATATGACAATAAAACCTTCTGGTTAAATACCTTATAAAGGGCGGGAAAAGGGCGGGATATGAGAAATTTATGTAATATGTGCAATCAAAGACCAGTTGCAGTTAACTACTACAAGGAGGGTAGAATATTTTATAGATCAAAGTGTGATCATTGTGCTAATCAACGAGAGACCGGTATCTCAAAATGGCAATTGGCAGGATACAAAAAGAAAAATGTCTGCGACAAATGTAACTATACTTCTAAACATACTGAACAATTTAATGTATTTTACATTGATGGGAATCCAACAAACTGTAGATTTTCAAATTTAAAAACTGTTTGTGCTAATTGCCAACGAGTACTACATAAGTTAAAATTGCCATGGAGACAGGGAGATTTACGGCCGGATTTTTAAATCAAATCGAGTGCAACTTTTGTTGCAAATGGTAAATCAGTATTAGGCAATAAGTTTTTAATCTGATCAAATAATTCATCAATGGTAGAGTCGTTAGATACAATATGATCAATATTACCACCTACCCAAGCAGTTTCACTAGAATGAATTTCTTCATTTTTTAGAAAATTTATTGCGTTTTGTACACCTCGATTTGCTTGTATTGCAATATCATACCAATGAGGCTTAATTCCTCTTTGGATTTGTATCACAATGCCGCCGGCGGCATGAATAGCATCAATTTCGTTAGGAAATCGAACATCACTGATGACAACATTGTCTGTAGTTTTACGTATTTTATTTTCTAAACTAGCAATCCATATATCATCGTGAAATCCACCTCTACAAACTTCAGTACCCCAAAGTTGTAGCATTAATCGCGGAGTAAGATTTGGCATATCTAGTCTGTCGGCCCACCAAGTGTCAACTTTTTCTCGCCATTCTCTGGCTTCTTTTGTACGCCCCTCTAATAGAGTACGATCCCAACCAAATATATAAGCTATTGCATCTTTAAGAGTATTTGCAAATGAGTCTCTTCTAAATTGATGATAATTTACAAGATAGTCTGCAGCGGTATCCTTACCAGAATTTATAAAACCCACAAAACCTATAATCATAGCATCTCCTCGTGATACTATAATTTACTATAATTACGTATAATTGTCAATAATTTTTTTAACCAATGACAAATGTCAGCGGAGTTCCGCCATCTTTGTAGTTTACTAGGTCTAGCTCTAATGTTTCCATTTCGGCCTTGCCTTCCCCTTTTAATGCGGTACCATTTAAAGATGTACCACCTTGTGGACTAGCAATTTGATTGAATTTTTCTCGGGCTTCACCTAACATTATTTTACAAGTTGCAAGAGCATAGTCTTTAAGCCATTGATTTGCAAATGGGTCCTGCAATAGGTTAAAATCAGGACGATAGTTGAACAACCATAGAAGCACTTCTTCTTCACTTCTAGGACGTTGCATTATAGTTAATTTTTTGGTAGTTTTGTTAAATGTAAAGTTAATTTCACTACCGAACATTTTGCCTACCTGTTTCTGATATGAAGCAAAGGCATAATAGGTAGCTAGGCCACCCATGTTCGAAGAAGTTAATAGGTAGGTGTTTGAATAGGCTAAGTTAAATGGTTCATACAACGACCCACCTTGTCCCCCACCTGACCTCGAACCTATACTACGTCTAAAAATTTGTCGAACATTAGTAACTTCTTGGGGTAATAGATAGTCGTTTTTATCAATATCTAACATTAAAAATCCAAAACTTTCCTCTACTGCATTACTACTGCGTTGACGAAACTTGTTTAAAGCACGGTCAATGGCAGTATTATAATGCACAGGGTCTAATTCCACATCCACCATACCAGATCCTAGCATAGCTTGTATGTAATCTATTACTTTTTGGCGTTCGTTTTCATTTTCAGTCATACTAATATTTAGTTGTTTTGTAATGTCTTGATTCAATAAATAACAGACTATGCCAAAACTTTCACTCTATCGTCCAGAAAAAAGCAATGATTTTAAATTTTTAGATCGTTCAATATATGAGCAATTCCAAATTGGCGGTACTGATATATACTTGCATAAGTACCTAGGAGTAATAAATCCACTAGAGGGCGAAAGTAGTCCAACTAAACCTGCTAACGTTGCTGACGCCGGCGAACTGGGTATACAAGACGTATTATTCATGGAAAATCGAGATCGTCGCTACGAACCAGACGTATATGTTATTCGTGGAATTTATACTTTACAAGATCTTGATTTTAATTTAAGTCAATTTGGCCTATTTTTACAAAATGATAATATTATGATTACGTTTCATTTACGTGGAACTTATGATGCACTGGGTAGGAAAATCATGGCCGGAGATGTTATTGAATTACCCCACCAAAAAGATGAATATGCATTAGATGACAGTTTAGTAGCATTAAAAAGATTTTATGTAATAAGTGAAGTTACTCGACCTGCAAACGGATATAGTCAAACTTGGTATCCACACTTACTTCGTGCAAAATGTCAACCGTTAGTTGATACTCAAGAATTTAAAGAAATTCTTGACAAAGATGCTGGGGCAGAAGATGGCAGTACATTAAGAGATCTACTATCTACATATCAAAAGAACATTGAGGTAAATGATCAAATAATAGCACAAGCATTAGTTGATGCTGAGGAGAGCGGATATAAAACTAATCAGTTTTTTGTAATTCCTAAAGATGAAAACAACTTAGTTGAGGTTAACGATATAACCAATGGTGATATTGATGTTAGTTCAACTGCATTAGATGCAAGTGCAGTATTAGCAAGTCCTACTAAAAATTATTATTTAGGTTATCTTACTGGTGACGGAATACCCCCTAATGGAGCACCTTACGGATTTGGTATCACATTTCCAGGAGATTCAGTTCCAGGCCAATTTTTCCTTAGAACCGATTATCTTCCTAATAGATTGTTTAGATATGACGGCAAACATTGGATTAAATTTGAGGATAATGTTCGAATGACTAATAGCACATTAGGTGAAACACAAACTAATAATCCATTATTAGTAAGAAGAAAATTAAAAGCAGATTTTGTTAATAATACTACAACTGCAACAATTGGTGGTGCAGTTGTTCAAGAACGTCAGGCATTAAGTCAGGTATTAAAAGCAAGGGCAGATAATTAATATGCACATTTATAAGTTTACTCATATAGAGTCTAACAGGTGTTATGTAGGTCAAACTATACAAGACCCCAATCAAAGACGGATGGAGCATATTTGCGACAGTAAACATACACCAAAAACATATCATTTTCATAATGCTTTAAAAAAATATGGGGTTGATGCTTTTACATTTGAAATAATTGCCAATGCAGCATCTTTAGATGAGTTAAATACATTAGAAGAAAAATATATTAAAGAATTTAATAGCATTAAAAATGGATTTAATATCAGAAATGGTGGTGGAAATAAAATGCATCATCCTGAAAGTATTAAAAGAATGAGCGAAGCGCAAAAAGAAGCAAGAGTTCGTAGAAGACTCAAAGGAACTGATCGAGGATGGAGCAGAAAAGATGG